GGATCCGCTATTGGGATTTGGCAGCGACTGACCCGAAGCCGGGGACCGACCCGGATTGGACCGCCGGCTGTCGCATATCAGAGAAGGACGGCGTCTACTACATCGAGGACGTGCGCCGCGTTAGGAAGTCGCCGGGTGAAGTCGAGAAGCTCTTGAGCCGCACAGCGAACCACGACGGCCCTGGCACGATCATATGGATAGAACAGGAGGGCGGAGCGTCGGGGAAGTCTGCGATCCACCACTATCAGAAGAACGTGCTCGCGGGCTTCGCGGTGTATGGCGACCCAGCTCGTGGACCGAAGCAAGAGTTTTGGCGTATCCTTAGTTCGAAAGCCGAGAACGGATTAGTGAAAGTTATCGAAGGCGAATGGAATGAAGAGTTCTTCGAAGAGCTCGAAGCTATCCCGAATGGCAACCATGACGACCAAGCCGACGCCGCCGCCAAGGGGATGAGCAAGATAGCCAAGGGCCGCACACCGGGCGATATCGGAATCAGTTGAAAAAGTGGGATAATTAGCATATGGGCCTTCGTCAATGGGTGTCCGCACAGTTCCGACACATTGAGCCAAACAAACGCACGAGGGCACGCCTACAGCCGATGTCTCTGCCCGGCGTCCCTCAGTCGTCTCCTTATGACCTGCAACGCTTCGCGCATGATGGCTATAGAAAGAACGTAGCGATCTACGGGTGCGTGAAGTTCCGCGCGACGGGCGCGCAGCATGTCAAGTTTCTAGCCAAGCGATCCACTAGCGATGGCGAGATGGAAGAGCTCGGAGCGAACCACCCGCTCCAGCAATTGATTGACCGCCCGAACCCAGAACAGACGACAGAAGACTTCATCTTCGAGATGGTGCAGCACGTCGATATCGGCGGGACGGCGTACGTTCATAAGGTGCGCTCGCGGATGAAGACGGCGCCACCCGTGGAGCTCTGGAACCTCCGACCCGACAGGATGGAGAAGATCCCGAACGCTCAGGGCTTCGTAGAGTCGTACCACTTCCCGAAAGAGTTGCCGCGCTCGCAGGACACGATGATCCCTCACATGGATGTCGTCGAGTGGATGGACGGGCGCGACCCGCTGAACGACTATTACGGCCTCTCGAAAATAGCGGTGTTGGCGAGGCAAGGGGATATCGACAACGAGACTTCTGACTTCATGCGAGCGGTGTTGCTGAATGCGGGAATGCCAGCGGCGGCGCTCAAGTACAAGACCGAGACGCCTGTAGGCAAGGCAGAGCGCGACCGCATCAAGCAAGCATGGCGTGACGAGTACGGCAGGAGCCAAGGCGCTAACTGGTACGGAGAGACAGGTAACGGGGAATATATCGATACCGCTGTCGGAGGATGGGGCGGGCTCGCGGTGCTCGATGCCGATGTCGAGTGGATCAGGATGGGGAGCAACTTCTCGGAGCTCGACCTTGGTCATATCTTCGGCCACACCGAGTCTAGGATCTGCGTTCCGTTCGGGGTGCCGCCTATCCTGATCGGGCTCAAGGTTGGGCTCGACCGGGCGACGTACTCAAACGCGGAGCAGGCTGAGGACCACTACTGGAACAACACCGGCGTGCCGCTGTACAAGAGCATCGCGGCGAAGTTAACGCACGGTCTGGCGAAAGAGTTCGACCCTTCGGCGGTCATCGTCGCTGACTTCTCGGAAATGCGTGCGCTCAAAGAAGACGAGGACGCTCGAGCGGCGAGAACGTCAACGCTTTGGGAGAAAGGGCTTATTCGGCTGGACGAGGCGCGGGACGAGCTGGGATGGGAAGCGGCCGGACAGGATGAGGACGGTGTTGACGTGGGCGCTTTGTTCCAGTGGCAGATCCCACAACAGACGGGACCGGAGCCGCTCGCGATGAACGGGAACGGAGTGCCCGCGCAACTCGAACTTGAGGCTGAGCGGCAATCTATAGCCTGGACTCCGATGCCGCAGACGCTTCTACCGCCTAGCGTGACCACCACGACATTCAGCGTGGACGAGCCGTCCTGGAAGCGCCTACACCGCGCCGCCGACGCCAGAGCTCGAGCTATCCGCATGGCAGTCGTGAAAGCCATCACCGACGCACAAGCAAGCCTACCGATTCAATCGGTGATGAACGCGCTCACGATGCGCGACTTGAACCGCCTCGACGTGCTCACCGCGACAGCATGGAACGAGGCAGCGAAGCCTGTACTCCAGCAGCGACTCAAGACGCATCTAGTGGTGCTCTTCGAGGAAGGCGCGGAAGCTGGCGACGAAGACATCGAGAAGCAAAGCGCTGGCCCGTCTGAGATGTTCGTCGAAGTGAATCCAGGCGCGGCGGATGAGTGGGCCGAGTCGCATATCGGCGAGTTGATTGCCGAGGTATCGGATAGCACTCGGAAACTTGTCCGCGAGCTCGTGGACTCCATGTTCTCGGAGGGGCTATCGACTCGGGAGATGGCGACTCGTATCCGGGACCGACTCGGGCTCACGAGGCCGCTACAGGCGAGGCTCGCCAAGTTCGAGCGAGTGGCGGCAGAGAAGGGCTTCAGCGGGGACGTGCTCCGGGCGAAGGTCCATCGATTCAGCCGGCGCTTGATTCGTGAACGAGCGTTCTTGATTGCGAAGACCGAGGGGGTCAGGGCCGTGTCCGAGGGTCAGAGCGCGGTATGGGCGAAGGCACAGGTCGAGGGGATTCTGCCGCAAGAGCAGAAGCAATTCTGGATCACCACCGAGGACGATGACGTTTGCCCCATCTGCGCGCCTATGAATGACCAGGAAGTCGGATTGCGGGAGACGTTCACGGGCGGCAACGGGGCGAGTATTAGCGCGCCGCCAGCGCACCCGGCGTGCCGATGTGCTCGCGGTCTACGGTGAACATCACACCGGCATGGGATGATTTCATACTGGACGATTTATGGTTTCGATGGGCCGCCCGGGTCTAATGGGTACGATGCGGTGACTATCGTCGTGGGCACTATCGTCGAGGCGGTGGACAAAGAAGGCGGGGCGTCGAAGCGATGGAAAGCCGAGCGGCAGATTGACGCTGACACATGGGAATGGGTGAGCGAGTCGGGCAAGGTTTGCTGGAGCCATCATCTGATGATTCTGCGGGTGGTTGAATGAGCGCGTGCGTCATTCTCGGCAACGGGCCGGGGCTCAGCGATGAGGTCATCCCCCGCGGCGTCATCCCCATAGGAGTAAACCGAAGCTACCTCAAGATGTGGGCGCCGATTGCGTGCAGCATGGACAGCGTAGCGGCTAGTGAGATGCACTCGCGGGCGGGCGCGTTCCTGTACCTCGTCCCGCGCAACGTGCTCGACCCTAGGCACAGCGTGGCGTACTTCGACGCCCCGAAGTGGCTCAACCAGTCGGGGCCGTTCGCGATCTGGTGCGCGGTGCGGCTGGGGTTCACTGAGATCCATCTCGTGGGGTTCGGCGGCAAGGGGCACTTCAACGGGAGCGATGACAAGGGCCGCGACTATCACCGGGACAGCCTACAGCGCGTGGTCGAGTTCGCGAGCTCGAAGGACGTGGGCGTGTTTCTGAACGGGGAGCCGTTTCGCAGCGTGCCGGAGGGGTTCTGGCCGGAGGGCGAGCGGGAGCTCACGTTCTCGGAGCGGATGGCGCGGCCCACCTACCGAGTCGTAGGAGTTACCGATTGACGGAGATTCCCGAGCGGGTCATCGAGCGGATTCGGAGCTTCATCCGCGAGGGGTGTACGGGTAGCGTCGTCTTGCATTTCAACCGGGGCCATGTGCAGGCGTATGAGGTCCACGAGAAAGAATCTATAACCCGAATCAAGACAGTTGACACGCCTCACTTGACGCCGACACGTACATAGGAGTAAGTTTGAACCGTTAGGGGATTTTACGCGCACGGGCTAATCGGCCCAACATAACCGAAGCCTGACACCTTGCAAGAGGTGCCAGGCTTTTTTGCGTCTAAGGGGCACAGATGACAAAGAAACGCGAGACGCTCACCGTAGAGCGCGTCCCATTCCAGTTTCAGCTTGACCCCAAGTCCGACTTCGAGTCGGGGCGCTTCACCGGTCTCGCGTCCGTGTTCGGCAGCGTCGTCGACACCTTCCCGAACCGCACGATGATCAAGCCTGGCGCGTTCCTGAAGACAATCAACAGCCACGGCAACCGCGTCAAAATTTTATCGTCGCACGACCAGGGATCTATCTGGATCGGGCTGCCGACCTCGATACGTGAGACCGA